ATCTACTATTCACCGCACTGGAACATACACTGAAGTTACGCCAATCGGTGATAAAACAGAGGTAATCGTTGGAACTAATTATAAAATTGTTGCGAAAGGAGAGAATGTTTATATCGAAGGTGGTTGTAATCTTACAATTGATGGAGGATGTAATACTAAAATTATAGGTGACTGGAATATTCAGGTTACTGGTAATAAGTATGAGCACATCGGCGGAGAACATGTCCACAAAGTACAGCTCGACCAGACTATTGATATTGATGGTCACCAATCTATTGATATTAAAGAATCTGCTAGAGAATCCATCGGAAAGACTCTTTATCAAACAACTGGTGGAACTTGTACAGAAGCATACGGTGGAAATCAAGTAACTACTGCGCCGAATATCTTCCTCAATTAATATAAATAGATTATATGTCAAGGGCGTTATCAGATATAAATCCAGCACCGAATAAAGTATCGATGCAAAACCTATATAGGGACTTCCCTATGTTCTTTACAGGTGTGCATCCAACAAAAAAAGATATTTCTGCTGTTAAAGATTTAGAAGCTGTTAAACACGCGGTTAAAAACTTAGTTTTAACTAACTTCAATGAAAGACCATTTCATCCAGAAATTGGTTCAAATGTAACAGCACTATTGTTTGAGCCAGCAGATAATTTTACTGCAATGTCAATTAAAGAAGAAATATTATATGTGTTAAAGAAATACGAGCCTAGAACAAATGGTCACACAGTTGAGGTAACAGACAATTCCGAAAGAAACTCTTATGAAGTAACAATTGGTTTTAATGTTATATTCTCACCAAAAAGAGAAGAAATTAATTTTTACTTACAACGATTACGATAATGAAACAACTGAATGTTACAGAACTAGACTTTGATGCAATCAAAGAAAACCTTAAAGATTATTTTAAAAATAATCCAGATGGAGAATATAGCGATTGGGATTTTGAAGGATCAGGTCTCAATCATCTTTTAGATGTATTGGCATATAACACACACTATAATGCTGTTGTTGCTCATAATGCAATGAATGAATCTTTTATTGATTCAGCACAAATTAGATCAAATGTTGTTTCGCGTGCTAAATTACTTGGCTATACTCCACGAAGTAAATCAGCTGCAATGGCAAAAATCTCTTTGACATTCCCTTCATCAGTTAATCGTAATCTTTCTACTTATACACTTTTTAAAGGTCAGACTCTTACATCATCGATTGATGGAGTAACATATACATATATTACTCTTGATGATTATACTGTAACGCTAGACGAAATTAACGCTCAGTATGTATTTGATGAAATTACCATTTATCAGGGGAGAATGAAAGAAATTTCATATGTTGTTGAATCTGGAAATATTGATCAAAAATATATTATTGAAGATTCTTCGATTGATTTAGATCATATGAGTGTTGATGTATTTGATAATGCATATTCAACATCTGTTGAAACATATTCTTTATTTGAAAGTCTTTCGAATGTAGGTCCATCGACTGCTGCTTATTTTATTAATGAGAATTATGATGGAAACTATGAGATTCAATTTGGTGATAATATTTTTGGTAAAAAACCAGCATCTCTTAATGTAATTAAAGTTAAATATTTGAGTACTCGAGGAGATGCTGGTAATGGTGCTAATGTATTTTCGTGGACAAGCCCAGGCACAGTATCACCAACATCCATTATAGTTTTATCTGGAGCCACAAATGGTAGTGAAAGAGAAGATATCGAAAGTATTAGACAAAATGCTCCTCTATCATTTATAGCTCAAAATAGAGCTGTTACTTCTACTGACTATAAAACATTAATTAATCAAATTTTAAATAATATCGAAACAGTATCTGTATGGGGAGGAGAAGATAATGATCCACCGCAATATGGTAAAGTATATGCATCGATTAAACCATTTGATGCACCTACTCTTACGGAATTAGATAAGACGTATCTTCTAAAAGAACTTGAATCAAAAAGAGTAATTGGTATTGAACCAGTTATTGTTGATCCAGATTTTACGTATATTTATCTTGACGTTATGTTTAAGTTTGATTCAAATAGAACATCGTTGTCATCTGGTCAACTTTCTTCGAGAATAGAATCTCTATTAGAAGATTTTAATTTAAATAATTTACAAAGGTTTGATGGAGTATTTCGTTATTCACATCTACTTACTCAAATTGACAATTTAGATATCGCAATTATTAATTCATTTGTTAGAGTTTTTGTATATAAAACAGGAGTATTCGAATACGGTAAACTTACATCAACACCAATTGATTTCCAAATGGAAATATATGCAGATTCTTCTCAAAAAGAACCAGTATTATATTCAGATTCTTGGCTTTATAATGGAGTAACTCTTCAATTGGAAGACACACCAATAGTTGATTCTGATTTTGAGAGAAGAATATATGCATATTCTATTGGAGCAGATGGAATTAAACGAATATTATTTAACAATGTAGGAACTATTAATACTAATACTGGAGCAGTATCTATTGATAATATCCCACTTAATAAAACCGAGACTATAAATATATATGTTTCTCCAGCATCGAATGATATTGTGTCAAAAAGAAATAAGCTTCTTACAATTGATATTGGAAGAACTCAGATTACACCAGAAGTTGACACAATAGCAGTATCTGGTTCATCTGGAGTTAACGAATATACACCATTTTTAAGACACAGACCTGATAATACATAAAATATGTCTCATATTTCTATAGCATCCGCTGCTCCACAAGCTACTGTACCGCATAATACTGAATCTCTTCGCGTTGAAGAACTCATTCCTGGACAACTAAGACAAAGTTCAGAAACCTTTATTAATTTAATAAAGGAGTATTATGATTATCTCAATACAGAAGGTCTTCCTACATATGAGACGAATAGAATTATTGATGAGCATGATATCGATAAAGTGTCTATTAAATATTTAGACGGTATTCAAGGAGAAATTGCCAAAAATATTCCAGATTCTTCAGTGATGGATAGAATATCATTGTACAAAAAGATTATCCAATATTACGCGCTAAAGGGGTCGGAAGAAAGTATTACAACGTTTTTCCGTTTGTTCTTTGATGAAATTATAGAAGTATCTTATCCAAAGGAGAAACTGTTTGAGCTTTCTTCAGGAGATTGGAAACCAACGAATAATACATTTACACGTAGTATTAGCGCATCTATAGAATTTGAAGATTTAGATGTAGAATATAATTATACACCATTCAACGTAAAAAATGATCTAGATCAAATATTAGGAACAGGTGTAATTGTTAATGCTGAAGAAGTAGTTCTTTATGACACAGTACCCAATATTCAATCTTTAGTTTTTGATCTTAATTCAAAGAAAGACCTAAATCCAATTAATGAAACTTGGGATTCAACTATATTAGATAATGTAGTGCGAGGCTATTTTCATGATGGTGCGGCATTCAATGAATTTGAAGAATTGGTAAAGGTTGATGGAAAAAGTGCCTTTATCGAATTTGGAAATATTGGGGATAATAAAGATATTTCTATCGATACTAATGAACACTCATTTGTTATTCGTACTTTACCAAGATTTGATAGAGAAAATAGCGAGATCCAACCATTATTTTCTTTATCAAATAATTACCAACAGCTTCATTCACACGAGCTATTCTTTAATAAAACTACACAAAAAATCGGTAGATCATTCATTGATACAAATCAACCGAGAATTGAACTTAATTCTGATGGTGAATCATATGATTTTTATAATTTTATTGATAAAACAACTGTTGGTTTAAATACACTAATAGGTGATAGATACGATTATATGAAATCGTTTTTGTCCCCATTTGATGAACCGATTAATGGCAAATGGCAAAAAACGCTTATTGAGTTTAATGAACAATTTGTTTATATTCATTCCGATGATCCAACTTTAAAGACATTTACACAAGATGATTTAAGATTTTATGAATCTGATGGTGAATCATTTGATGGTCCGAACAATCTTGAAATTGGTCAAACAATATACGGTGAAGGTACTGGTGACTTAAGCGGAGTAACAGCACTAAGCGAAGATGGTTTAACACTTGCAATCGGCGCATCGAAAAATGATGGAAATGGTAATAACTCTGGTCACGTAAGAGTCTATCAATTAACAGGTTCTCCAGAAGTTTGGGTACAAATTGGTAACGATATTGATGGTGATAGTGCAGGAGATTTATTAGGAAGTGATATTAGCTTAAACGCTGACGGTACAGTTTTAGCGATTGGTGCTCCGCAAAATAAATCAGGTGATAGTTTAATTGGAGAAGTAAAAATCTATGAATTAATTGGATCTAATTGGGTACAAAGAGGTACATCATTTATTGGATCAAATGATGATAGTAAATTAGGAACGAGTGTTAGTTTAAATGGAGTAGGTGATCGTGTAGCCTTTGGCTCAGGAGCATTTCCAAATAAAGACTTTGATCTTGGTTTACAATCTGGTGGAGGAATATTATTAGAAGACGGTGGAAAGATTGTTGGATTTAGAAGACCTGATAGACAATCGAATGAAACTGCTGTTTATGAGTGGAGCGGATCAAGTTGGTCACAGGTTGGAAGTAACATTTCTGAAATAAACAATGATCCTTTAAGCGGAAATACTGTTAGATTGAGTGATGATGGTCGTACATTAGTTGTTGGAACACATAAGGTAAATGACTTTGGAAATATTGTAATGTGTGTAAGAGCATATTACAATAAAGAAAACACTACTACGTGGATTCAAGTTGGTAGAGATTTGACATTTACGGCTTCTGATGATAAGTCTATTATCCCAATAAGTTTGAGCAATGATGGTAAAACAGTTGCTATTGGAATTCTTGGAGATGGAACTAATACATCTTTCAGAGGAGAGACTGAGATTTATAGGTTAGATAATACAAATACTTGGGTTAAACTAGGACAAACAATCTTAGGTGAACAGGTTGCTGGAGCAAGCGGATCAAGTGTTTCTCTTAATACCAATGGTGATATTATTGCAATTGGTGAACCAAAGAATGATGAAAATGGCAATGACACTGGTCAAGTAAGAGTATATTATTATGCAAATAATACTTGGAAAAGAGTTGGTAACGATATTAACGGATATAGTAATACAGAAAATGTTGGTTCGAGTGTTAGTTTAAATGGCACTGGTACACGCGTTGCTGTTGGTGCTCCTGGAAATGATCAACTCGGTACAGATAAAGGTCAAGTAAAGGTATACCAAGTTGCTATTGATGTTAATATAAATTCATTTTTACTTGCAGAAAAAAATCCATCTGATTCAACTTATAGATGGGCAATTAAATCTTTTAATAAAGTAATATATTATACAGATTGGGTTGATGATATTTCCGTTGTTAATCCTTACGATATAGGAGTAGTATGGAATAGCGGAAGTAGACAAGGTGATCTAAGTCTTCCTATTTTACCGCACTGCGATAATATTAAAAAGGACGATGATCATATTTTTACTCTACATAATAGAGGTTATATGTCTATATTTTATAAACATAATGGTGGATATATACCGTGGCAAGATATTACTATTGGCGACACTACTGAATACAATGGAGAAAGATTGTGGGATATTTTAGATTATGCTGTTGATGATACGCATCTTATTCTTTTAGATAAGCCAGTTAATAATGCATCTCGACTTGTCATCTTTAAGCAAAATGAATATTATCGTTATGAATATTACCAAACTGTAGAATTAAATCTTCCAGCTACACATGTAGGTGCTGCTGATTTTGCACATATTAAATTTAACAACTCTCAAATAGTAGTTGGAACACATACATTAAATAATATTGATATTGCTCAAGTTATTCATGTATATAATATAGGCAATGATGGTTATTGGTCAAACAATCAGTATACAAGTTTACCTATTGTAAATACTCCATCTGTTATACCTAATTTAGAATTTAATCTTAATAAAGAATTGGCTACAGGGGAATGGAAATCAACAGATAAGTCTATTACAATTACTTCACCCAACTTAGTTGATACGCTGTCTGTAGATAGAGGCGTTATTTTTGATAGTATTACTAATACATCGGGTAATGGTCTTGGATTTGATATCGATTCTAAATTTAGTTTAGCTGTTCGTTTTAATGCAAAAGATTTATTTAATAATGTTACCAATATACTAAAAATAGGTAATGTAACTCTACGTATTTTAAATAATCCATTAACAAATAAGAGGACTCTTCAAGTTGTTTCACAAGAATCTGGAAAGGTTGACTATCCTGTATTTTTAGATAAGATAGACTCTAATGTTATTATTGATAATAATCCTCGAGAATTATTTAGTGACGAATATTTCGACGATGAAATAAAAATTAATGAGTGGAATAATCTTGTAATTGAATTTACAATTGGAGAGTTAAACAATGTTAATCCAGAAAGGGTAATTACTGGTTTACGTTATTCTCTTAATGGATTTAAAAGATCAAAATCAGTAGATATATTAATTGATGATAATGATGTAGATCAAAGGAGTCCAGTTCATGGTATTAGTTCAACTTCGGAGTTTTATCTTTATAGAAATATAGCATTTTCGCACATTTCTTTTTATGATAAAGATCTTACTCATATCGAATTTGAAAGAATTGAAAGAACATTGTCAAGCGATTATACTCGAACAATAACGACTGGAATTAATTCTTTACTCGATGGAGGAAGATTTGAAGTAAGCGAAACTGGAACGATTATAATTAAGACTAGCTCATACGGAATTAATATTTGGGAAAAGTTGTCAGAAAACGAATGGAAAAATTACTATAATCCATTTACTTCTGTAACAAATGGTACGGTAAACTATATTACTCATAATGGATCAAGGTTGTATTCGTACAAATTCCTTGGTGATGATCTATTATTGGTGAATGGTGGATTAAATAATGCTCAGCAATTTGTAGAACAATATTCGTATTCTGATTCGGTTTATAATAAAAAAGAACATAATGCTCCTTCTATATTATATTATATTAAGAGTCAATTTGAAACTTCGCATAATACGTGGAAAGTAGATAGAATATTTACTCCATCAATAGAATTTGAACAACTTAATTCAGAAGATTTTAAAGTTGGCTTAAATTACGGAGTAGATATCGTAATTGATAATGATAATGATATGTTCGCGATATCGCTTGAACCAAATAGTGTTAATAGAATATTAAATGGACCAAATTCAGAATTATTTTCAGCTCAAAATAGTACTACAGTTAAATACGATATTTGGAGAAAATTATCAGATAACTTCATTCGCTCACTGCCATTTATTCGACCAACTGAAGGTTTCTTACCAGTAACTTCATATTCAGGAAGATTGAATGATAGCGCAGTTTTAAAAATTGTAGATAACGCTCCATCATATAATGCAATATTTTCATATCCGCATTTTATGTATTCAACTGCTGTAGAAAAACCTATTACAAAACATACGTTAGATATTAACGGCGATCCTATTGGATATTATAAACAGGTTGATCAAATTAATAGCGACTTTGTTATATCAACGCCTCCTTCTTCGGCCGTTTATTCAACTCAAACAGTTGAATTAAATGAGTTTAATATAATTATGATAAGAGGTAAAGCCGATAGATATAATGGCTATGTTGATATATCATATAATGGCAGTGATTTTGAAAGAATAATAGAAGGAAATACGATTCGGCATTTAATCCTCGCTCCTGAATCAAACTTAATCCTTGGTAAAAATATTAATGGACACTATAATGGAGATATTAGCCATTCTCAATATTATACCGGTGCTATATCAAATTATTCAAAGGATCAAATTGTAGAATATCTAAAGAATAACGTTAAGAAGTTTTATAGAGTATTATTTGAACAACTTGAAGGAAATATTAAAGGTGCTACTAAAATTACCTCTGTGGCTACAGCTAAAGAGCGCTTTGTACTTTCTGATTTAGATGGTCATAGTTTTAATTCATTCTTATTCTTTGATGAACCACAGACAATTATTGGAGAAGATAATACTGCGATTAGAGTAACAGCGGATTACAATGATATAACTTCTGAATCCAATGAAATATATTGGGGTGATGGAAGATTAGACACTGTATTAGATAATGCGCCTATAATTCATCAGTATACATTAGAATATCTTGGAGAATACTTTGATAAAAAGGGAAGAGCATCATCAATCAACCGTATTCAAGATAGTATCTTTTGGCAAAAATTCTCATACAATATTCGAAGTGGAATTCGCGTAGATGATTGGGAAGAACTATTCTTAAATTTAGTTCATCCTGCTGGTCTTAAATTCTTTGCAAGTGTTATTCTTCTTGTTATACGAGATAATCATTGGTTTGGTCCAAAGTATGTATTATTTGATTCCGAAACAAGAAAGAATGAAAGTGTAATTAAAGTAGAAGATAAATTTCTTTCTCCATTTAGAACTACTCAGCCATTAGAAGATATGAGATGGCTTGAATCTCTTAGTGCACCAAATGCTGCTGGTGGTTATCATATGCCTGTATTCCAACCAGGTTGGTTACAAGGAGATATTAGAGTTCGCGAATTTATCTTTGAAGCTGGACTATGGACAAAGCTCGCTCGTTCTGTTCCTGGCAATGAGGCTGCTGCAAAATATACATATAGTTATTCTGATGGAAATCCTGCAGAAGATTTTGAAATTAGAGTATTGGTTGTTAATGGTCCTGAGTTAAATATAGGAGATGTAGTCTATCAAGATGTTGGTTCTCCACCGCGTCAAGGTGTTATAACAAATATTGGCCCTGATGGTAATGAATTTACTGGAATAATTAAATTGGTTGGGGATAGTAGTGGCTTTGAAGACGGAGAGATTTATACTGAAAATTCAGTTACAACAGCAACAATCGCGGCAGAACCTTTAAAAAGAAAAGAAGAAGCTATAAACGTTTATGGTGATGATGAACAAGATGCTGCATATTTACAGCAAGATCGTTCGAGTATTGACATTAATTCAGAGATGTTTATGCGAGCAGTTCTTACCACATTTAAGTATGTTATACCTTCATTGGTACCACAAAGGGAGTTTACTAAATATGACTTTGAACAGAATCTTAAGTTCAAAACTGTTGAAGATATTAGCTCTTATTTGAATACTACAATTGCGGATGCGCTTGTTAATAAAGAGATCTTTATGAATGTTAGTGCAATCGTTAAAAAGAGAAATCAACTTGATACTGAAGACGGTGATGGAATATTCCTTGAAAGCGATTCTTCTCCATTCGATGAAGGTGATGCAGGTTTACTTATTGATGAGCTTTACGGTACATGGTGGAATGATCCTAATAATGATAACGATTTATCTGCTCCAGTTCAACTTAATATTACATCATATACTGGTCCGCAGCTAGTTCATGGAAACGTTGTATATCAAGATATTATTGATGGTAATGGAGATAATCTTACGATCGAAGGATTAGTAGTTGGCACTTTAAATGGTGGAAATACTATATTAGTTGGATGGAGAGGCGCTATAAATACAAGTGTATCTCCAAATGCAGCTCTTCCATCGGAGCCTAAATTAGATCAATTATTTAGAGATGGAACAATATATACTATAGTTGGCCAATATGATAGCCCAATTATCGATAAAACACACGAAACAGATGCTGTAGTCACGGTAAACAACTAAAAAAGATATAAATAGAATCAATGAGTACTAAAATTTCAGCGTTAGACGAAAGACTTCAGAGTGATATTAATGGGGAGGAGTTTTTCCCAATAATCGACAGTACTGCTGGAGCATATCACACATATAAAATTGCGCTTGATCAATTATTTCAAAGTGGACAAGGGTATGAGAAGGTAACAGGTCTTGCTCTAACCGCAAACAGTAATAATCAGTTCGAATTAACATATACGAAAGAAGACAATAGTGCAGATATTATAACGATCGACAAATACGCTATTCAAGATAATGATGTAGCATTTAGTCATATTAATCCAGATGGTTATATTACTTCTACTCAAACAATTGCTACGAATCTTAGTGATAGTAAACTCGCTACTGCAAAATCTGTAGATGAACATATTGACTATAGAGAAGCATTATACGATACCCAAATTAAAGGTTATATTGGTGATGATGATAGCGGAGTATTAGCGGATTTTGCAACTCTTGCAAATGTAGCTACAGATTTTACAAATTTATTAGATGGTGTTAAACCCGAGCTCAATACCTTCAAGAAAATTGAAGAACAGTTTGATACAATTGACTATAGCGATAAGATAGGAACAAGTCAAGTAAATACTGCACACTTTACAATTAATGAAATTGATTTAAGCAGACGTTTAAATATTAAAGATTCTGGTATTACTGCAAATCTCATTAGTGTTAATGCTGTTACTACTAATAAGATTAGTAATAATGCTGTACTAAGAAGTAAGATCGCGGATAGAGCAATATCGAATGATAAGATTGATGATGTAACTATTACTGGAGCAAAGGTTAAAGATAATACACTAACTTATAATAAATTAACAAGCGGAGCTCCACAATGGAATAGCACTCAAGTTGATATTCCAACCAAGTTAAATGTTGCTCAGACTCTTTCAGTTGGTAGTAATATCTTGTCAAAGGGTCATGATTTTAAGCTATATAATAAGGATAGAGCTGGAACAAATGTTCATAGCGGTAGAGCTCTTGTTCATAAT